GCCCTCTGCGGGGCTATTGGGATGGCCAAGGGGGGAAGGTCGCCTTCTCCCCTTCCCTCTCGTCTAAAGCCCGTTTGGAGCTTCCTTGCGGTAAATGTATCGGGTGTCGTTTGGAGCGATCGCGACAATGGGCCGTGCGACTCATGCACGAGGCCCAAATGCACGACTTCTCGGTGTTCGTCACGCTGACCTATGACGATGAGCACCTACCCGCGGACCGTTCGGTCCGTAAGCGGGTTCTCTCTGACTTCATCCGGCGCACCCGCCGGTCGCTATCTTTCCCCATTCGATTCTTCGGAGTTGGTGAATATGGTGAGCTATCCTTTCGGCCCCACTACCACGCGCTACTCTTCGGCGTTCATTTCGCGGATGCTCTCGTCATCCGTCCCGCGACTGAAACAAGACCCGCGCTATTTCGATCCCCTGCTTTGGAGAAGCTGTGGACGTTTGGGCATTCTTCCTTCGGTTCCGTCACGTTCGATAGCGCTCAATATGTCGCTGGATATTGCGTTAAAAAAATATCGGGAGCAAAAGCGGCGGATCACTACCGGCGCGTAGACGCGCTCACCGGCGAGGTGTTCGATCTCGAGCCGGAATTCGCTCTCATGTCTCGTCGTCCTGGCATCGGTGCCACGTGGTTTGAAAAATTCGGCTCCGATGTTTACCCCTCCGATCAAGTAATAACCAACGGCTTCCCGGGCAAACCTCCCCGCTACTATGACAAGCGGCTTGCATTGGTGCATCCCGAAAGAGCCGAAGCTGTTCGGCTGGCGCGTGTTGGTCGCGCCGCTAAAAATTTCGAGGAAGGCAATACCCCTCGACTCACGGCTAAGGCGGAAATCGCCAAGGCTAAATTCAACCTCCGTAAAAGGGACCTAGCATGATCCATTCTGTTCTCGCTGTGTTCGACGAGAAGGCGGAAGCCTTCGCTCAACCGTTCTTTCAACAGTCCGACGTTCTTGCTATCCGCGCCTTTACTGCAGCGGCTCGGGATCCCGAGTCTCTGCTTTACAAGTTTCCTCGGGACTATTCGCTTTACAAGCTCGGCACGTATGACGATGGTCTGGGACGTTTCGAGAATCTCGAGCGTCCGCAGCTAGTCATGACTTCGCAACAAGCTCAAGCGGGTGATGACGGCCCCGCCCATGCTCTCGTCGATCCTGCCGTCGCTCAACGTCTTTCCTAGGAGTTAACAAATGCATCGCAATCCCTCGGTAATGAAGCACCAGTTCTCAGAGGTGCCTCGCGCGGAGATCCCGCGCTCTACGTTTGACCGTTCGCACGGCTACAAAACGACGCTTAATGCTGGTCTGCTGGTGCCGATCTTCGTTGATGAGGCTCTGCCCGGTGATACGTTTAACGTTCGTGGAACTCTGTTCGGGCGGCTGAATACGCCGATCTACCCGATTATGGACAATATGTTCCTCGACACTTTCTTCTTCGCGGTGCCCATTCGCTTGCTGTGGGACAACTGGGAGCGCTTCAATGGAGCCCAAACCAATCCTGACGACTCGACCGATTTTACTATTCCCAAGATTACTGCCCCGACTGGCGGCTATGCTGCGGGTTCTCTGGAAGATTACTTTGGTCTGCCTACTGGTGTCGCTGGCTTCGTGCATTCTGCGCTTTGGCATCGTGCATATAACCTGATCTGGAACGAGTGGTTCAGGGATCAGAACCTTCAAGATTCGATCACGGTGAAAACGGACAATGGGCCGGATGATCCTGCTCTCTATACCGTGATGCGTCGTGGTAAACGCCACGACTATTTCACTTCGTCGCTGCCTTGGCCGCAAAAAGGCCCGGGTGTCACTATTCCGCTCGGTGGTATGGCGCCTGTCGTAACTGATGGCACTAACCCCAAGATCACCGGCGCTGGTGCGACTAACGGCAATATGCTTGGCACTACCTCTGTCGGTCTTACTGCGACCGGCTTCACGTCTGGGCAGGCCGATGTGGTGTGGGGCAACAATACCGGCCTTCAAGCCGATCTTTCGGAAGCTACTGCGGCCACGATTAATTCGCTTCGTCAAGCTTTCCAGATTCAAAAAATTTATGAACGCGATGCGCGTGGTGGGACCCGCTACGTGGAACTGCTTAAGGCTCATTTCGGGGTTACCAGCCCCGACTTCCGGCTCCAGCGTCCTGAGCTGCTAGGGACGGGTTCCACGCCGGTTAATATTTCTCCGATCCCTCAGACTTCGGGCACCGCTGGCACTAACGGCTATACGCCGACGCCGCAGGGTAATCTTGCGGCAATGGGAACTGTCCTGGCGAACGGCCACGGGTTCACGCACTCGTTCACGGAGCATTGCGTTGTTATCGGACTGGCGTGCATTCGTGCGGACCTGACGTATCAGCAAGGTTTGGATCGGATGTGGTCGCGCTCGACGCGGTTTGATTTTTATTGGCCTGCCCTCGCCATGATCGGCGAACAGGCTGTTCTGAAAAAGGAGCTGGTCTGTGCTGGCACAAGTGCTGATGAGGAGGTTTGGGGCTATCAGGAAAGATATGCGGAATACCGTTACAAGCCTTCCCGTATCACCGGAAAGCTACGCTCTAGCGACCCTCAATCGCTCGACGCATGGCATCTTTCGCAGGTGCTTCCGTCGAACGTTGTTCTTGACGCCAACTTTATTCAGGAGAATCCGCCGATTGATCGGATAGTGGCGGTTCCCTCTGAGCCTCATTTCATCATGGACTGCTTCTTCCGGTTTAAGGCGGCTCGGCCGATGCCGGTTTACGGCGTCCCGGGTCTCATTGATCACTTCTGATGGACGAACAGCAATTTTGGGATTTGGCTTTCCTCCAGATTGCTGGCTGGCAATTCCACCCGGGGAATCCTGTGTTGAACAGGCTCTCCGTGGTGGATTGCGCTGCTCTGGCTGATCAATTGCTAATCGAAAGGAACAAACGTGCCTATCATGAGTGCTGGCCTACTCGCCGGGGGAGCTAACCTCCTCGGCGGCATCCTGACTAATCGGTCGTCGGCTCGTCAGGCTAACGATGCCTTTATTCGCGAGCAGCTGTCGGCGCGCGAGCAGATGGCTTTTCAAGAGAGGATGAGTAATACCGCGCACCAGCGGGAAGTCGCGGATCTTCGTGCGGCGGGTCTCAATCCGATTTTGTCGGCAGGGGGTAAGGGGGCGTCTAGCCCCGCTGGCGCGTCTGCTGCAGCCCATGCCGCGCCCGTTGTGGATGCGCTCGGCTCTGGTGTTGCCGGCGCTATGGAGGGCGTGAAGACTAACTCGGCTGTGGCTGCTCAACGCGCTGTGATCGAGAATACGAACGCGGAGACTGCGCTTAAGCGCCAGGAACACGATATTAAGGAGCCTGCGGCGGTTGCTGCGCGTAAGGCTCTGGTTCCGGGTCTCAAAGCTCTTACTGAGGATATTCCGACTGCTATAGGTGAGGGTGCCGCTAAGGTCCGCGATAAGGTTGGGGAGTTCTTCACCAACTCTGCCGCCGATGTGAAAGCCTATCCCGAACAGGCTGTGCCGAAGGTCATCGGCCGTTTCCTAGAGGGTGTCGGCGTAACCTCGGCCGGCAAGGGGGATGCCTTTGTCCGCCGGCGTGCTGCGGAGATTGACAGCCTTCGGCAACGCATTTACGACGGTATACATGAACGAGTCGCGGCTATTAAGGCGGCTACCGGTGATCGTAAGAAGCAGCTCATCGAGGACACTAAGCGATGGGCTGCGGAGATGAAACAGAAACTGTTGGAGCAGCGAAAGGGGATGCCGCGGTGACGTCCCTTTTCTCTTTGCTAAACCGATTTTCCCCGGCTTGAATTAGCAATCTTGCGTGGCCGTTATCAACAATGCCTGTCTAGCGTCGCTGGCAAGGCTAAACCAAAAGGTAACTAGTTATGACTAAATCCTCTAAAACAGAAATCGTTGAAAACGATAGGCCAATTCTTCCGCTGGTGCGTCACGCTTACAGTCCCCGCGATCCTGTCGTTCTCCAATCCTCTGGTATTTCCAAAACTAAGCAATCGTTTAAGGACGAGTGCGACATTAACCGCATCATGGCCCGCTATGCCGCGACCGGCACTCTCGACTTCGTCAACCGCCGCGAGGCGCAATTTCTCGACGTTTCCGACGTTGACTTCCAAAACGCTATGCAGATCGTGACTCAGAGCCGCGAGGCATTCGAATCTCTACCGTCTGCCATCCGCGAGCGCTTCGCTAACGACCCTGCCAAGCTGCTCGGCTTCCTCTCTGACGAGTCCAACCGTGACGAGGCTATTAAATTGGGCTTAGTAAACAAGCCCTTACCTGACCCCGCGGGTTCCGCGGAAACGGCGGCGCAAGCCGCCTAGGCAAATCCAACACTTGATATAGATTTGCCAACTGGGACAAAACATGGCTAAGCTCTTAACCGTAATTGTTTTTTCCCTGTTCTTTGATGTTCAACTCGTTGTTTCTTCTAAAGAAAGGCCTTTCCATCATGAAACGATACAGAATGTCTCGCTCCCAGAGCCGGAAATCCTTCACCAAGGGTGCGGTGGTGACTCACAAAAAGAATCTTGTGAGCCACAATCCGATGCGTGGTGGGATCAGGCTCTAGATGCCCTGCTATAGCCCTCTGCGGGGCTATTGGGATGGCCAAGGGGGGAAGGTCGCCTTCTCCCCTTCCCTCTCGTCTAAAGCCCGTTTGGAGCTTCCTTGCGGTAAATGTATCGGGTGTCGTTTGGAGCGATC